GAAAATGAGAGCAACACTTGTTCCTTATTTTGAAAATGGAGAATTTATTACTCCCGAACAGGAGCCCCTCGAAAAGCATAAGATTAAAACTAAACTTAGCATAAGAAAAATAGCAAAAGAAGAAATCGAAATGCCATTAAGTAATTCGGCAGTTAAACTAATAGCAGAATGGGCAGATACAGCAATAAGAAATATGGCTATAAATGCACAGAAGAATGCAATTCTAAGAGGTAATAATACTATTACTGCCGCCCATATTTTTTGGATGGAAACGAATATGCAAGTAGAAGGCTATTGGCCTACTCAGTTAGATTATGTTAAAAAGGAGGATTAGATGTGTTTAGTAAAGATATGTTAATTGGAATTATTCTTGGCCTATCAAAAACAGATATTCATTTGGATAGAAACGATAAAGCACAAATAGGCTATAGAGTTAGATTGAGAGTTAATTTGAGAGCAAACAGTATTTTTCTGAAAGCAGTTCAAAGAACTCTCGAACAACATCAAATTGAAACAACATATAGAGATGTCGAACATAGTAGTAGGCAGAAACCAATTCTTAGAATTGGTGGCATAAAAAACCTATATAAACTATGCGAACTAATTCCTAGTAATTTACCAGATTCAAAGGATGAATGGGTTGTTTTAAGAGAAGCAGTAGATATAGTTGCTAATGATAGGCATTTACAATTAGAGGGAATAGAAAGACTTTTTGAATTAAAAGGTGTTTGATATGGGATTTACAAATATGGAGATTAAAAGACCCTTTCTTTTAACAGGAAAGACCGGAACAGGAAAAACAACAAAGGCTAAAGAACTACTACCTAACGCTCCTATTTATTATGCTAATGAAATGGCAATAAAAGATTTGGGCTCATTATCAAAAGACAATGGCATTATAATAGAAGACATACATCTCAACCCAAAGAAAGATGAAATACTCAATGTCCTTAGAAAATATAAAGGGCAGATTATTATTACATCAATAAATGAAAAAAGTGTACCAAAAGAAATAAAGTCAATGTGCCAAATAAAAAGAGCAGGTTCTTTTAAGTATTTATTAGAGGAAATTAAAGAATTAGCACCTCATTCAATTGAGCCACTATCTCTTGAACAAGACACATATTCTTTAGTTTCTTTGTATCTAAAAGAAACAGATAGAGATTTAGTAGCAAAAATATTGAAACACAACAAACCGTCTGATACTCAAATAGTTTCTTGGCTTGTAGAAAACATACACCCAAACAAATTATTATTTGTAGATGGAGTAGTAAAAAGAAAATGGCCTCAAGACTATTTTTATGAAATGCTTGCGTATAACCACGCCGGAAAACATTTAGGGCAAGTTAAAATGCCTAAGCGTGGGAAATATTCGCAAAAGCCAAAGTTAATAAAAAGAGTTGGGATTAAAACAGGAGAAGAAAGATTACTTCATCAATTCAAAAAAGATGAAGAGTTTGTCGAGTATGCAAAATCTAAGTTAAATAACGGAGATTGTCGAATACTTGGACTTGGAGAGAAAAGAAGAAGAAGAAAGACTGACCCCGTAAAGGTTCAGCAAAAAACATTAGGTGATTACTTATGAGTAGAAATAAAAATAATAAAGAAAGAATAAAGAAAATTTTGATGGATGGCCCCCACACAACAGGGGAAATTCTTAATAGATTAAAAACAGATAAAACGACTAGAGGCACACAAAAGATAATTAAAAATGGAAAGATAGTAGGTTATAAGAAAGTAAAAAGAAGCAATCGAAGGATTGATACCCCTACAATGAATCAACTAAATAATATAATGAGAAGTGTTGCTAAGAAAGATGGGTTTTGTCTATCAACTAGGCAAGTAATTTGGGCTTCTAAAGAAAGCGAAGTGGTAGCATGAATGACGAATACATAAAAATTAGAAGGATTTCATTAGGGCTATTTTTTGCAGCAAACATTTGGATTATGTTTTCATATTTTATGATTTATGATGATGGTTTGAGAGTAGATTGTTGGACAAGCAATAGTAGCGGTAATACTTACTGTGATTCCGAACAAAGAAACTTTCCCGAACTCTTTTTATTACCTTTAATATATACAGTGGCTTTTCCTCTTGTTTATTGGATATTCTTTTATCCATTGAAGTTCATTCAAGACTATACTAATCTTTTGAAGAACAGCAAAGAACAAGAGATTCGGTATTTACCCATGCCGAATTTACCAATTGAAAAGGTAAATGAAACCACACAAGAAACTCCAAACATTGTAATCAAGAACATCAATGTAAAGGATGGAGTAATTACGGAGGAATAAATATGTTATGGACAGAAAAATATAGACCAAATAAAATAGGAGATATAGTAGGGCAAGAGCATTTTGTTATGGATGCTTCTACATGGATTGAAGAAGGTAATATGCCAAATGTATTGCTATTTGGAAATGCAGGTACAGGTAAAACTGCGGCAGGTGTTTCTTTAGCAAAGAATATATTAGGTGATAGTTTTAACGATAACTTTGTAGAGATAAATGCTTCGGATGATAGACGACTTGAAGTAGTTAGAACTACTATTAAGAATATTGCTCAAAGTGGAACTATAGGTGATGTTCCGTTTAGAATTATATTGCTTGATGAAATGGGCGGCATGACTAATGATGCACAATCGGCTCTAAAAAGAATCATTGAGAGATATGCTAATAATGTTCGTTTTATTATTACTTGTAATGATAGAAGTAGAATTATTCATCCACTTCAAAGTAGGTGTGCTAATTATCATTTTAAGCCGCTTACTAATGAGGTCATTTTAGAAGTAATCAAATCAATACTTCAAAAAGAGCAAGTAAATGTATTTGCAGAAGATGAATTAGCAACATTGATATATGAGGTGGATGGTGACTTGCGTAGGGCGATTACTGAAATACAGGCGGCCAAGTCCTCCGGTTTCTCATTATCGAAACAAATAGAATCATCTCATAAAGAATACAATGAAATACTAATAGAAATTTTGAATAAAAATCCAAATAAAGCATTGATAGACCTTCATAAATTAGTTTATGAAGGTAGAAGCGTAAAGCAAATCTGTTTAGGTTTGCATAATGCTATTATTGCTTCAATTGGCTTGGATAACACGACCAAGTATAAACTGTTAAGAACAGTAGGGGAAAGCGAATATCGTTCAACAACCATGACCCCTAAAGTGTTAATATCATGGATGGTTGGACAATTAATATGAAAAAGGAAGTGAAAATATGGTAAGCGAAATTATGCAAACTGAATTGAAAAGAAGCGCACAATACCTGAATATGACGGTAGAGGAAGCAACAGAAAAATATAAGGCAATTTGTTCCGAGAACAATATTGAAGCCAATGATGAACTAGGAGTTGGTCTTTGGCGAAACTTTGCGGCACAAGTAAAGCGTCGAGAAAAGCAAGGAGAAACAGCAAATACTGGTAGTAATTCTTTAACAAAACAATGTTTTGGTTTCTTTGTTGCTTTAGAAGCACCAAGAGATATGATGTCTTGGAATCGAAATAAGGCCAAAGAAGAATATAACCGTGATTCGGATAATGCTTTGAATGAAGGCCATGTGGCAATTGCTACACAAAACGCTTTAGGTAAGTGGATGATTAGCCGATATCATAATGGTGAATATCAAGAGAGAATGGTTTCTAAAATACCTGAAGGTGCAGAAGAAATGTCCGATGGTGTAATGGCTATTCCTTTGGATAATACTAAAACATACATGAATGGTGGAGAAAACAGAAACTATGGAAAGCCTTTGCCTTTGGAGCAAATGCGAAGAAGTGGTGTTTTCTATGGAAGTGTTGATGGGGCAGAAATGAAACCTTATCAGTTCTCTTACAAGAATCAAGGTGGAGTAGAATTTACTCCCGATTGTTTTGACTTTGTACATTTTGTTGGTATTCCTTCCGAAGATGGAAATAACATCTATGGAATGACAATGACAACAAAACAAAGTCTTATTCGTAATGCTGACTTAGACCCAGAAAATTCTGATTATAGAGATATGGGAGATGTTGATTGGCTTAATGTTCTAAACGAAAACTTTGAAAGTCATATGGTAGAATTGGTAGAAATTGATAGAGCGCATATTACTCGACAAACTCTTCCTGCAAAGGATAGATTTGTTGTTACAAGCGGTACTGTTTGTAATATGAATATGATGCCAACATCTAATGGAAATCGCATTCTTAACATTACTGACCTAAATGCCGAGTTTGATTATGATAATGAGTCTAACATGACAACATGCTGGATTCCCGAACATATCAGCATTGACTTTGGAATAGGTTCAACAATTGTTGTTATTGGTCGAACTTCTCAACGATTGATTGATGGAGTTGCAGACCCAGTTACTATCAATGTTTCATCAGTGTTAGTTACAGATAAAAGGGGCTCTCCGGTTGAAGTAGATGCTCCGGTAGAAGAATCATACGATTGGTTCTGATATTAAATTAAAGTTCGTGTGTAGTCTTACTCCAATGAATGTAGGCCATTTGGGTGCAAAGCCCATCCTTAAAGGAGGAAAAATAAATGAATGATATTATAGAAGAAAGATTCATTCTTAAGGGAGAAAGTTATATTGCCGATTTAGAAAAGGTAGATTTTCTCACTTGGAATGAAAACGATAAAATAGCGGAAACCTACTTTGTAAAGTTTCATATGGGACAAAAAGAAGTAAGGTATATTTGCTCAAGTAAAAAAGAATTACTGAACATTATTAAAGCATGGTGTTCTGTCAAAGGTAAAAATATAGATATAAATGAAAATAACATAGGTGATTGGCTTGCTAGGGACTAAGAAAGAAAAAGTAAATTTTAAAGAATTGATGGCTCAAAAAAGAGCGCAACGAAAAGCACGAAAAGTTTTAGGTATTTGGGGAGAACCCAAGACCGGAAAAACCGGAATTGCATTAGACTTCCCCGATAAGAATATTTATGTTCTTGATTGGGATAGAGGTGTTGAATCAACATGGTTTGAACATCACGATGCAACCGACCGAATTAATGTGTATTGTCCTATTGTAATGCGAAAGGATAACATTTTGGATATTGATAAGAGTGAACAAAACTCTCTTGACTTCATTAACTTTGCTAAAGAACAAATGGAAGCGGGTGAAGACATTGTATTCGTTATGGATGGTGTTGATACTTGGCTTGACAGTTGTATTCTAAAGGTTAATCCTAATCCAAGAGTAGTTACAAAGATTATGCCATTTCAGTACGGTAATAGAAACAAGACTTTCTATTTCCTATTGGAAGTAATTTATCAATTAAATTGTGATGTAATTTATATTACTCATGAAACTGAAAAGTATATTGATAATTCACCTGTTGGTGTTCAACCTGCTTGGAAAGATTGGGGCGGAAAACTAGAACAAGAGATTTACTGCTCAAAGAAGAAGGTAAAGAATGAATTACATTTCTTTGCTGAATTGATTGGTTCAAGAACTAACGGTAACTTGGTTGGAAAGAAATGGACTGTGCGTGAAGGAACTCCCCCTAATATTCAATGGAATGGTATTCCTGAATTAAGGGAGGGAAAGATTTGAACCCAATGTGGAAACAACAAGTCGGTAAAAGTTTTGTAATAGCGTCTAAAGTAGGAGAAGTTTTTTCAAGGAGAAAACTACAACTAACTGACTATATTTCTCCTAATTTTTTCTTTGTTGATAAAATAGAAGGAATTACAATAATAATTAAAAATAACAACATAATGCAAATGGAAGAGATAAAATGAAATTCGTAGTAAATAATAAACAAATGGAGAAAGCACTTTCGGACATACAAGGTAAAGGAAAGTATCTAGGTAATGGTGGGCTAAGTTCATCAAAAATGGGAACATACTTCTATATGACATTAACAGACAATGTACTGGAAATATGGAACGGAGATATGACATTTGGATTAAACATTACAGTTGAAGTAACTGGAATAAGAAACGGTGCTTTTATTGGCGATGCCGCATTAATTATACCTTATCTCAAAAAGTTTGGTGAAGATGTATTGTTTGATGTTGGTGACTTTTTGAAACTTACTTCGGGTAATAGAAAGGCTTCTTTGCCAATGGTAGTTAATCATCCAAATATGGAATCTATTTCCCGTATTAGGGAAATGGTGAAGCACATATCCTATGAAGAAGAATTAGATAAACTTTGGTCTTTTGGAGCGCATAATTTTGAAGGTGCATTTAAACTGAGTAGTGAAACATTTAAAGAAGCATTAGGGCTTTGTGAATTAGTGAAGAGTGGTGTTTATAAATTAAATTATCTTGGTGGTAATGTAACCTTTTCAAGTAGAACAACTGCTTCAAATCAATATGAACAAACAATTCAATTAGCATTAGCGATGGGAGAAGATGCAACCCTTGAGTATTCGGGGCCTTTGCACAATTTCTTTGATAAAGAACAAATCTTAAACTTTTATATTAAGGATGAATTTCCTTTACTTATTGTAGCAAACGATAGAAAAATATTGAAAGCCCCGTATTCGGGTGGTAATTAAAATGATAATTAGTAAATGTATAGATGATAAACATATTTATTCTGCATGGAGAGAAAACGGAGAGCGTAAGTTTAACTTAGAAGCGTTTGACCCTTATTTCTTTATTGAAGATAGTGAGTTTGAACATGAGAAATATTCTGCTAGTAAGCATATTACTAGGCCCTTTAAATATGAAAAGGGTGATTGGGTTTCTTTAAAAGGAAAGCCATTGAAAAAAGTAATAGTAGAAAAAGCCAGTGATATTTACAAGGCTCGTAAAATGTGGAATACTACTTATGAAGCAGATGTACCTTTTGGCTTTCGATATGCCATTGATAAGGTAGATAACATGCCGGAATATAAACTGCGTAAATGGTACTGGGATATGGAATGGCAACAAGGTGGAGAACATCATGATAAGATTACTACTATTGTAATGTATGATAATTATGATAAAGAGTATTATCAGTGGGCTTGGTTTCCTAATTATGAAGGAGAAGAGTATTTACACTTTGATAATGAAAAAGAAATGATTGAATCCTTTATTCGAGTTATGGTAGATAAAGACCCTGATATGTTAATAGCATGGTTTGGATTGAAATTCGATTTGCCTAAATTGCTTGAAAGGTGTTGTGCATTGGACATCAACCCTATGCTTATGTCTCCAATTAACCGAATAGAAGGCGTTAAGAAAGCCGGAAATGGGTTTGTTTTCAGTAAGGTTGAAAGTGGATTCTCGCCCATACAACAACCATTAGGGGGCCGCATAACCCTCAATTTAGACCTAGCCTTTGAGAGACAGTGGAATGTCCCT